CACGATCTCCGCCATCGCTGGCGCTGTGGCCGACGGCCTGCAGGATGCCACCTACAAGTCGCTGGCAGCCGCCGACTACCGGGCAGACATCGCCGCAGTGCCAGGCTCCGGCTCGGTGCGTGGCGTTTGCTTCTTCAACGGCTCCACCTACGCATGGCGCAACAACGCGGGCGGCACTGCCCTCGCAATGTACAAGTCCGGCAGCTCTGGCTGGACGGCCGTGACCCTTGGCATCGAACTGCGTTTCGACGACGGCACGACCGAAATCGCCGAAGGCACGACCGTTGTTGGCGGCACCAGCGGGGCCACCGGCGTGGCTCGCCGAGTGACGGTTGAGAGCGGCTCTTGGGGCGGCGCGCCCCATGCAACGGGTCGCATTGTCTTCACGTCCGTCACCGGCACGTTCCAGAACAACGAGCACATCAACGTCGGCGGCACCAAGTTCGCCTTGGTCAACGGCACGCAGAGTCAGATGACGTGGCTGCCCGGCGGTCGCGTGCAGTTCTCGGTCGCCAACTTCGGCGGCGGCCAGACCAACAAGCGGCTGTACTTCTGCGACGGCGTCAACCGCGCATTTGAGTTCGACGGCACTTACCTGGTGCCGATCAGCACCAATATGTCGCCCGACGTGCCGACGCGCATCGCTGTGCACAAGCAGCACCTGTTCTTGGCCTTTGGCCACTCGCTGCAGTTCAGCGCAATCAGTGACCCCTACGTCTGGGACCCCGTGCTGGGCGCGGGCGAGATCGCCATGAACGACAGCATCACGCAGTTGCTCTCGCTGCCTGGCGACCAGTCAAGCGGCGCGATGGCGGTCTACACCCGCACCGACACGTCGGTGCTGTACGGCACCAGCTCCGAAGACTTCGCCCTGTCCACGTTCAACGTGGGCACTGGCGGCGTGGCCAACACCGGCCAGAACCTTGACCAGTCGTACATCCTGAGCGAGCGCGGCGTCATGGGCCTGGGCACCACGCTCAACTTCGGCAACTTCGCCACCGCGTCGCTGACCATGAACCTGCGCCCGTTCATCCAGGTGCGCAGGAACCTCGCCAGCGCGTCCATCGTGAACCGCGAGAAGGGCCAGTACCGCGTGTTCTTCAGCGACGGCTACGGCCTGTACTTGACGATCGCCAACGGCAAGTACGTGGGCGCGATGCCCGTGCAGTTCCCTAACCCCGTGCTGTGCACCTCAGAGGGCCAAAGCGTTGACGGCGCGGAGAGTTCGTTTTTCGGCTCAAGCGATGGCTTCGTCTACCGCCTGGACGCTGGCACGTCGTTCGACGGCGCTGTGATCCCGGCCAACCTGAGCCTGGTCTACAACAGCACGAAGTCGCCCCGCATCTTGAAGCGCTACCGCAAGGCCAGCGTCGAGATGACCGGCGACTCGTTTGCAGAGTTTGCCTTCGGCTACGACCTCGGCTACCGCACCCAGTTCTTGGACCAGCCAGGTGACTCGACTCACGAGAACGACCTGCGCTCCGCGTACTGGGACAGCATGGTCTGGGACAACTTCGTGTTCGACGGCAACGACATCTCGCCATCAGAGGTTGAGGTCACCGGCACAGCAGAAAACATGGGCATTCGGATCTCCTCGGTGTCCGCACTGCTCCAGCCATTCACCGTGAACAGCATCATCGTTCACTACACTCTCCGGCGAGGAATTCGATAATGCCAAACAGCTTTTACAACCACGCGACTTACCCTGCGCCCAACGCGCCAGGCTCTTCGGCTGCTCTGCGCGCTGAACTTGACCTAGTCACTGCGGGCTTCAATCTGCTGCCGACGCTGGCTGGCAACGGCTACAAGGTGGCAATGGTCAACGCAGCGGGCACGGCGCTGATTGCGTCGTCCGCGCTTCAGTCGCTGGCTATCACTGGCAGCACCATCGACAGCACCCCGATTGGCGCGACCACTCGCGCAGTGGGCAGCTTCACCAACCTGTCCGTCAACGGCACTGCAGGCCTCGGCACGTCAGTGACCATCGGTGGCGGCACGATCAACAACACCCCGATTGGCGGCACCACCGCATCCAGCGGTGCGTTCACGACCGCGTCGGCCAGCTCGGGTTTCACCGGCAACCTGACCGGCAACGTGACAGGTAACGTCACAGGTAACGTCATCGGCAACGTGACGGGCGACCTGACCGGCAATGTGACCGCATCCAGCGGCACTTCGACATTCAACAGCGTGACGATCAACGGCACGCTGGACATGAACTCCGGGTCGGTCGGCACCATCACTGGCTTGGCCAACCCAACCAACAGCGGCGACGCGGCCAACAAGGGCTACGTCGACACGCAGGACGCCCTCAAGCTGAACCTAACCGGCGGCACCATGAGCGGTGCCATCGCCATGGGCGGCAGCAAGGTCACCGGCGTGGGCACTCCGACCGCCGACGGCGACGCAGCCACGAAAGCATATGTCGATGGTGTAGCCCAAGGGCTGGACGTCAAGGGCAGCGTGCGCGTGGCTACCACGGCCGACATTACCTTGAGCGGCACGCAGACGATCGACGGCGTGGCCGTCATCGCTGGCGACCGAGTGCTGGCCAAGAACCAGTCGAGCGCATCCGCCAACGGCGTGTATGTGGTGGCAGCGGGCTCTTGGAGCCGGGCCACCGACGCAGACGTCTGGGCAGAGCTGCCGGGCGCGTTCTTCTTTGTGGAAGAGGGTACCGCCAACGACAACAGCGGCTGGGTCTGCACGGTAGCCGCAGGCGGCACCTTGGGCAGCACGTCGATCACGTTTGAGCAGTTCTCCGGCGCTGGGCAGATCACGGCTGGCGCGGGTATGACGAAGACGGGCAACACCCTCAACGTCGGCACTGCCTCCAGCGCTCGCATCGTCGTCAACACCGACGACATCGACCTGGCCACCACCGGCGTCTCGGCCAGCACCTACCGCTCGGTGACCGTCGATGTCTACGGCCGCGTGACCGCAGGCACGAACCCCACCACCTTGTCCGGCTACGGCATCACCGACGCTTACACCAAGACCGAGGCCGACACTCTGCTTGGCGGCAAGCTGTCGCTGACCGGCGGCACGATGTCCGGCGCGCTGGCAATGGGTGCCAACAAGATCACCGGCCTGGCAGATCCCACCAACGCACAGGATGGGGCCACCAAGGCCTACACCGATTCGATCCTAGGCTCTGCCACCAGCGCAGCGGCTTCGGCCTCTGCGGCGTCTGCCAGCGAGATCGCCGCAGGCAACAGCGCCACGGCCGCATCGGGCAGCGCCAGCGCGGCCCTGTCCAGCGCCAACGCTGCGGCGGCAAGCTACGACAGCTTTGATGACCGCTATCTGGGTGCGAAAACCAGCGACCCGACCGTCGACAACGACGGCAATGCTCTGATCACTGGCGCGCTGTACTTCAACAGCGTGTCGGGCACCATGAAGGTTTACGACGGCGCTGCATGGGCGGCTGCGTACCTGCCTGCTGCAGGCTATCTGCCGATCAGCGGCGGCACGATGACCGGCAACTTGCTCGTCAACGCGGGCACCGACTCTCGCGTGCTGCTGCAGGTCAGCGGCACGACTCAAGCGCAGTTCCAGGCAACAGCAAGCGCCATCCGCTTGGCCTCCAACAACACCACGTCGCTGGTGCTGGCCACCAACGGTGTCGACCGCATCACCTTCGACAGCGCGGGCAACACGACCGTAGGTTCTTCAACCGCCTCTGGCGTCTTCAAGATTCAGGGCAACAACACCGGCGACTTGGTTGTCTTTGAGACTGTCGACGACTCCGGTTCGGCTGCCCCCGACGTGGTCCTGTACCGCAACTCTGCAAGCCCAGCAGCGGCCGACCAGCTTGGTGTGCTCATCTGGCGCGGCAAGGACAGCGGCGGCGCTGATCAGCAGTACGTCAGGATCGGCGCGGATATTACCAGCGCCACTGCGGGCGCAGAAGCTGGATCGATCTGGTTTGAGACCGTCAGCGCGGGCGCTGCCGCAGAACGATTCAGGATTGGCGCAGCAGGTCAGTGGGGCATCGGCGGTGCGACCTACGGCACGTCGGGCCAGGCCATGCTTTCCGGCGGCGCTTCTGCAGCTCCGAGCTGGGGTGACGTTGTCACGCCTGATAGCGCGCAGACCCTCACAGGCACAAAGACCTTCAGCGGCACATCCAGCACATTGGCTATTGTATTGAACGATGCAGCAGAAGTCGCAACGGTCTCGGCCACAGCAGCCACAGGCACGATTGCTTATGACATCACCACTCAGTCGGTGCTGTTCTACACCTCCAACGCATCAGCGAACTGGACAGTGAACTTCCGAGCTTCTAGCGGTACATCGCTAGACACCGCACTGGCAACAGGTCAGTCGGTGACCGTGGCTTTCTTGGTCACTCAAGGCGCTACAGCCTACTACAACAACGCAGTGCAAGTGGACGGTACAACCTCTGGCGTGACGACTCGCTGGCTTGGTGGTGCGCCTACTGCGGGTAACGCAAGCGGCATCGACAGCTACCGCTACCTCATCATCAAAACAGGCAGTGCCACCTACACAGTGCTGGCTTCTGTCACTCAGTTCAAGGCTTAATCTATGCCATTACAAGCAACATCAGGGGCAGCATCGTATGACGCTTTTGGCGGTGGTGCGGCTGCTGGTCCTACCTACATCGAAGACGTATTTAGCACTTGGTTGTACACAGGCAATGGCTCTACGCAGACGATCACCAACGGAATTGATCTGGCGGGCAAGGGTGGTTTGGTTTGGATTAAAAGCAGAAGCGCAGCTACAAATCATGCCTTATACGATACTGCTCGCGGGGCAACTTTCGATTTAGCAATTAATAAAACAACAGCTCAAACAACACAAGCAACGGGGGTGACTTCTTTTTCATCCACGGGATTCAATATCGGGTCGTTGTCTACCATCAATACAAATAATGCCACCTACGCAGCTTGGACTTTTAGAAAGCAGCCAAAGTTCTTTGATGTCGTGACGTACACCGGAGCAGGAACAAGTCTGTCGAATGTTCTTAGAACAACACCAGCAGACATGATATGGAATGGCTCAATCTATGTGGCTGTTGGTTATAGCGGTGCAGAGATTTGTGCTACGTCAACGGATGGAATCACATGGACCGAGAGGCCATCATTTGCAACAGCTTGGACAAACGGTAGCCCTCAAGCAATTGCTTGGAACGGTAGTGTATTTTGTGTGGTTGGCGATAGTGGTTCATGTGTGACTTCACCAGATGGAATTACATGGACCAACAGGGTCAGTCTCGCGGTCCAAACGAGTTATACAACCTGCAATGCAGTTACATGGAACTCCACTCATGGTGTTTTTGTAGCCGTAGGTAGTAGTGGTATATGCGCTATATCAGGTAGTGGTTTTACTTGGACAAATATCACCACTTTAGCTGCGCAAGTTTCTTCCAGTGACATGTTCGCCATAGTGTCCAATGGAGGTACTATTTTGTGTGCTGGCGCATCGGGATATTGTGCTATATCCACCAACGGTGGAAGCAACTGGACAAGCCGATCAACTCAAATGAGGGCGGTTAATCAAAACCAAGTCAAAGCCCTTAGCTTTGCTGCGGGGCTTTATGTAGCAGTAGGTGGCAACGGTTCGTGCGCTACTTCTCCTGACACTGGCACATGGACACTTAGAGCTTCACTGGCTACAGCCGTAAGTTCAAGGCAATGTGAGTCCATTATTCACAACGGATCACAGTTTGTGGTAGGGGCCAATGAATCATATCTTGCTACATCAACTGATGGCATTACTTGGACAGCGCGAGCACAGTTAAGAACTGTAATTCTTAATGCCCAGATCAATGCCATTACGTGGGATGGCACTAAGTTTGTTCTTGGCGCTCAAGATGCTGCAACCTCAACAGATGCTATTACTTGGACGGCTCCAGCAAGTAACGTCATATCTCATTCGCTAGGCGTTGCGCCGGGAATGATCATCATCAAACGATTGGATGGCACAGGGGCTGGGCTGGTGTGGCATAGAAGCCTCAACGGTTCTATAGCGATTAACAGTAACGCCACTGATACTGATCCGATAAATACAAACGTACCCGCTGTTTCGCCGTCAAATTTTTCTGTCAGGAACGCCCTCACAAACTCTACGGGCGCGAGTTATGTGGCTTATGTGTTCGCTCATGACACAGCAATCGATAGTGTCATTCAGTGCGGATCGCTTACAACCGATGGATCTGGTAACTACAGCGTCACCTTGGGATGGGAGCCGCAGTTTTTATTGATCAAGGGCTCCAGTGTCGGCACAGACTGGCGTATGTTGGATACGTTTCGTAGATGGAACAATACACAAACAACTAACGCTGATATACAACTTACAGTCAACGATAACGCTTTAACAAACCCAACTACTGATACTGTAACTACCGGGGGCTATCCAACAGCAACAGGCTTCTCTGGTGTTGGTGAGGTGATGCCAAACAATGGCACCTACTTTTACGTAGCCATACGCCGTGGCCCGATGAAAGTGCCGACAACGGGGACGAGTGTATTGAATCTTGTTACTAGATCAGGAACAGCCGCTATTGCAACAGTTTCTGGACTTACTGCTAGACCAGACCTTGTTGTCTCAAAAGCAAGAAGTACTACTAATAGTACTGGTTGGTATGACAGATTAAGGGGTATAAACAGATATTTAGCAAGTGCTTTTACAAGCTCGGAAACTGATAACTCATCTCCAACAAGCAACAACTCTATTACAGCATTTAATAATAACAGTTATTCGCTTGGCGCAGATCAATTTAATACTGCAATTAACAACAGCGATACAACTTATGTTAACTGGGTTTTCCAACGCGCCCCCGGCTTCTTTGATGAGGTTTGCTATACGGGGACGGGGGCTAACAGGACCGTAGCGCATAACTTAGGAGCTGTGCCTGAGATAATGATTGTAAAAATGCGAAGTGGCGTTGAAGATTGGGGTGTTTATACTGCCGCAACTGGTAACACAGGCTCTTTGCGGTTAAACACAACTGGAACACTTATTGTTCAAAGTGTGGTTTGGAACAACACATCTCCAACAGCGTCTGTGTTTTCTGTTGGCACAAATTCAATGGTAAATGCCAATGGTTCAACCTACGTTGCATACCTCTTTGCCTCCTGTCCCGGCGTGAGCAAGGTTGGTAACTACACAGGCAACGGTAGCAGTCAAACCATCAACTGCGGCTTCACTGGTGGCGCTAGGTTCGTAATGATCAAACGCACTGACAGCACTGGTGATTGGTACGTATGGGACACAGCGCGAGGCATTGTGGCTGGTAATGATCCACACCTTAGCCTCAACACCACTGCTGCTGAAGTGACAAGCAACGACACCATCGACACTGACAGCACAGGCTTTGTTGTCAACCAAGTGGCTGCTACCAACGTGAACGTCAACGCAGCAACCTACATATTTTTGGCAATAGCCTGATAGGAGTAATCAATGCAAGTACGAGTAAGAGCAACAGGCGCAGTGATGTACGAGGCAGAGTTTCGTGCATACCAGCAAGCCAACGATGGCCCTACATGGGGCGTGACAACAGAAGAAATCCTCGACAGCTTGGGCGCTGATGTGGTCTTTGAAGGCCCACAAGCCACAGGCGGCACGGTGTATCAATTCTCACAAGCCGATGGTGTGGAGCAGATTGATGGCAAGTGGTACACCAAGTATGTGCTTGGGCCTGTCTTCACAGACACTACAGTTGATGGTGTGACCACCACGGCAGCCGAGCACGAGGCCGCCTACGTCGCCATGAAGGACGCTGAGTTCAAGGCCGCCAACGCAGCTCGCGCCAAGCAGGAGCTGCTGGCCACGGACTGGTCCGAGAACGCGAGCGTGCGCAATGCTGCCGTCACGCCGCACCTGACCAATACGGCCGACTTCGACACATACCGCCTGGCGCTGCGTGCGATTGCGATCGACCCACCGGCCACCGTCACTGAGTGGCCTGTACGCCCCGACGCGACTTGGGCCTGACTATCACAATGCTGTAGGAACACCCCATGATCGGCCAATTCATCGCAGTCCTATTCCTCGCCAGAGACTTGGCGCACCGGGCGCACCTGCGCACCACCGGCCCTGGCAGCTTTGCTAGGCACGAAGCGCTTGGCGAGTTCTACCCGGCCGTTGTGGATCTGGCCGACACGCTGGCCGAGACCTACCAGGGTTGCAAGCTGACGCTGATCGACATCCCTTTGCTGGACAACGAGTTCCCCGGCGAGATCAAGGAGTCGATGCAGGCGCAGCTCAAGTGGATTAAGGCAAACCGCTTCAAGGCGGTCGACAAGGAGGAGACGCACCTCCACAACATCATCGACGAGATCGTTGCGCTCTACGATCGAACAATTTTCAAACTGCACTTCCTGAAGTGAGAAAGGCCTGCAAGTGGTATCCGCAGTCGAAGCACAACTCAACACACACGAGGCCGTTTGCGCCCAAAGGTACGCAGGCATTGAGGTGCAGTTCCGCTCCAGCAATGCGCGGCTAAAGCGCATTGAAGGACTGATGATCGCCGCCGCTGGCGTGGTCATCGCCGGGTTTGGCTCAATCATCATGATGCTTTTTCAGATCCTGGCTAAATGAAAGACTGGGTCATCTCGCTTCTCGCTGCCATCGCCGTTGTGGGGTTGGTCGTGTGGTGCGTTCATGTTTTTATCGTAGTTCTGTATGGCTGATGAAAAAGACTCTGCAAAAGGCGCGTTGATTGAGAAGATCACGTTCGCAATTCTTCCACTGCTGTTTTCGTGCGTGGTGTACCTGATGTCCGCTCTGTCAAGCCTGAGCCATGAGGTCACTGTGCTCAACAGCAAGATCAGTCTTGTCGTCACCAGCGACAACAAACAAGCGACTAACACGGGTGCTGAATTGGCCCGAGAACGGCTGCGTCAAGACCTGTCGGCTGAGATACAAAAGAACAGGGACGACATTCAGTACAACCGGCAGGCGATCGCTGTCATCAACACCAGATTGGAAAGAAAGTGACAGCTTATGCTTGATCCGTTCACAGCCCTTGCGGCAGTCACTACAGCCGTCAACTTAGTCAAGAAGGCCGTCAGCACTGTCGACGATGTGCGCAGTCTCGGCCCCGTGCTTGGCAAGTATTTCGACGCCAAGGCCGATGCGGTCAAGGTGCTTGAAGAGGTTAACAAGGGTGGCTTCAAAGGCTCAAACATGGGCAAGGCCATTGAGTTAGAGCTGGCCATTGAGAGCGCCCGTCAGTTTGAGGAAGAGGTCAAAGGTCTTTTCTTTCCAAACAACATGGACGTTTGGAACAAGATCGTTGCTCGCAGGAAGCAAATGGATGCTGACGACAAGGCCGCAAAACGCCGTGCCGCCGATGCTGCCATCCAAGCCCGCAAGAAGCGCAAGGAAGACCTTGAGCTGTGGATTGCTCTCTCATTGGCCTCTCTTGTTCTTGCCGTGATGCTTTGGATCGGTGTCGAGATTTTGCTGTACTGCCGGGAGTTTAAATGTGGAAACTGATTCTTGTCGCTGGGCTCTTGACTGGTTGCCAAGACCAGTACCGGTACTTCTGCCAGAACCCCGAAAACTTTCACAAGGAGCAGTGCGTGAAGCCTAAGTGCCAGTTCACGCAGACCTGCCCCGAGTACTTGGTCGCGCCAATCCTGGAGAAGCAAATCAATGCCGTTCAACCTACTGTTCAAGAGACACCCAAAGCAGCCGCCGCTGACCGCTGACGACATTGAGGTCCGCATCTGGGGCTTCGTTGTCATCGTCGTGACGCTGATCCTTGCGTTCATCGTTGCTGCGATCCTGTATTCGGTGACGTTCGTGACGCAGCCGATTAAGTCGATGGCCCCCATCGACCAGGCCTACACGAAGATGCTCAACGACATCGTGCTGCTCATCGTGGGCGGCATTGGCGGGGTGATCGGCAAGCGCGCCATCGGCACGGCCGCCAAGACCATGTCTCGACCCATGCCCCCGACCAGCCCCTACGGATCTCCGTGCCCACCGTCGCCCCCATACGGTGGATACGGCGCGCCGATGTATCCGCAGCACTACCCGCCGCAGCAGACGGCCAGCGCGATGCCTGACTTCAACTGGATGGGCTACAAGAACCCCGAGTTGGACGAGAGCTGGACGCCAGGCCCACCGCCCACCACGCCGCCCGAGCACCAAGAGCCTGATGACGAGCGTGCCGAGATCGCTGCGGCCCGCAGGGAGGTCTTGTGATGTTGAGGGTCTCATGGCTGCCCTGGGCGCTGCTGGCTGCTGCGCTCGCCGGGTTCGGCATCTATCGCTACGGGTATCACAATGGTTGGTACGACCGTGACGCCGACATGCAGGCAGCGATCGCGCAGAAGAACGAAGAGGCCAGGCAGACCGAGCAAAAGCTGGCCGAGGTGGTGCAAGCCAAAGAAACTGAACTGAGAAGGGCCAACGATGTCATCGACAAAAAGCAAACTGATCTCACTGCTGCCATTCGTGCTGGCAGGGTGCGCCTCCCAGCCCCCAGTTGCGTACAAGCCACCGCATATCCCGCCACTGCCCCCCGAGATCGGCACGAAGCGAGAGGCGAACCTAACCCAGCGCCTGACGCAGATTCTGGTGCCAGTGAACCCGGCCCCAGCGAGTCCGAGCGCGAAACCTTAGAGCTGATTGCGAAGATTGCAGCCGACGGAGACCGGGCCATCAATCAACTGAACTCGTGCATCGCGGCATACGAAGAGATGAGGACCACCATCAATGCTCAACGCTGAACAACTATCGCAACTCCACATCTCTGCGCAGTGGGTCGACCCGCTCAACGAAACCTTCGCCCGGTTTGGCATCAGCACCACCAGGCAGAAGGCGGCGTTCATTGGCCAGTGCGCGCACGAGAGCGCCAACTTTTGCGTGCTGGAGGAGAACCTGAACTATCGGGCGGCAACACTGCTCAAGCTCTTCCCGCGCACGCCCCGTCGCGCCTGGGGCTTCACGCCCGAGGATGCGGCCGAGTACGAGCGCCAGCCCAAGAAGATCGCCAACCGCATCTACGGCAACCGCATGAACAACCGCGATGAGGCGTCGGGCGATGGCTTCCGTTTTCGCGGTCGCGGAATCTTGCAATTGACCGGCGCGGCGAACTACCACCACGCAAGCAAGGCCCTCGGTGTGGACTTCATCATGGAGCCCGATCTGGTGGCCACGCCCCAGTATGCTGCGCTCACCGCCGGATGGTTCTGGGACACCCAAAGGCTCAACGCCCTGGCCGAGGCAGGGGACTGGACCGGCCTGACTAAGAGGATCAACGGCGGCACGATCGGTCTGGAGGATCGCAAGAAGCACATCAACCACGCTTTGGCCGTCCTGACGACGGGGGTGGCGTGAAGTATCACAATGCCTTAGAATTCGTTCCCGGGGAGGTGCGTCTGCAGTTTCCCGGACATGGCTCGCATTGGCGGGCCTTTTTTGTTTCATGAAGAGGCCGTCCAATGGCAACAACTGTCCCCAATAACCCATTCGACACGCAGCCCCAAGCGTCCGGCTCCACGGGCCTGGTGGGCAACGCCATGTCGGGCGGCGCGACTCAGGGCGCAAACGCAGCGCAGTCCACCACCCTGCCTGGCGTGGCCAACATGGCCGCGCAGACCTACACCCCCCAGACCCGTGAAGTAGACCGGGCGACCGAGACCGCTGCAGGTCAGGTCGAGTCGCTGCTGGCCAAGGACAACCCGCTCATGCAGCGGGCTCGCACGCTGGCCACTCAGGGGATGAACCGCCGAGGCTTGGTCAACAGCTCAATCAACCAAGGCGCTGGTGTCGCGGCCATGATTGACCGCATCACGCCCCTTGCGCAGCAGGATGCGCAGACATTCTCAAACCGCACGTTGGCCAACCAGCAGACGATCAACGAGGCTGGCCAGTTCAACGCCAGCGAGATCAACAAGTTTGGCCTGCAGAAGTCTGATCAGGCGTTCACGTCTGGAGAGAACGCTACCAATCGGTCGTTCCAAACGAGCGAGCGCATGGGCGGCCAGGCGTTTACTGCGGAGCAGAACAAGGCAACTCAAGACTTCCAGTCTGCACAGTCGCAGTTGGATCGTGCTCAGCAGACAGCCTTGGCCGACAAGAGCATTGAGGCGCAGAAGGCGCTTCAAGTGGCTCAGCAAGTCTTCCAGGGTGCGCAGTCCGAGCTGGACCGCGTCAACCAGAAGGCGCTGCAGGAAAGCCAGCAGCAGTTCACGGCTGGCCAGAACACTTTGGATCGCACGCAGCAAGTCACTCTGATGAAGGCGCAGCAGGACTTCACTGCGGCCCAGAACCAATTGCAGCGCGCTCAAGAGGTTGTGCTGGCAGACAAGTCGATCGCGGCGCAGCAGAACCTGCAGGCCGCGCAGCAGAACTTTCAGGCTGCACAGAACAACCTTGACCGTGCCCAGCAGGTGTCGCTGCAAGAGAGCAGCCAGAAGTTCACGGCCGGACAAAACGCGCAGCAGATTGCCGCTCAGAAGGACCTGCAGTCGGCCCAGCAAGTGTTCACCGGCGCGCAGAACGAACTTGAGCGCGCACAACAAGTTGCTCTGGCAGACAAGAGCGTTGCCGCACAACAAGCCCTTCAGGTTGCGCAGCAGAACTTCCAAGGCGCGCAGGCGAATCTGGACCGCACGCAGCAAGTGAACCTGCAGTCCCAGCAGCAGACCTTTACGTCTGGACAGAACGCGCTCGACCGCACGCAGCAGACTGGCATCGTCAACACACAGATCGCAGCACAAAGAGATCTTCAGGCCGCGCAGCAGACGTTTCAAGGCAACCAGGCTGAGCAGGACCGTGCAGCTCAGATCATGTTGGCGGACAAAAACATCACTGCCAATCAGGCGTTGGAGAGGGCTCGTCAAGAGTTCCAGCGCGGAGAGAATGTTGCAGACCGCACCCAGCAGACGGGTATCGTCAACACGCAGATTGCTGCGCAGGAACGGCAGCAGACTGCTCAGCAGGCATTCACCACTGCACAGAATGATCTGGATCGTGCGCAACAGGTTGCACTGGCCGACAAGAGCGTCGCTGCCCAGCAGGCTCTGCAAGCCGCTCAGCAAACATTCCAAAGCGCGCAAGGAGAACTGGATCGCGCTCAGCAGACAAGCATTGCAGACAAGCAGATCACTGCACAGAAGGAGCAGCAAAGCGCGCAGCAGACCTTCACGACTGCGCAGAACGAATTGGACCGTGCGCAGCAGGTCGCGCTCAGCGACAAGTCCATTGCCGCGCAGCAAGCGCTGCAGACTGCGCAGCAGAATTTTTCTGGTGCACAGAGTGCCTTGGACCGCACCCAGCAGGCAAACCTTGCTCAGGCACAGATCGACGCGCAGAAGTCCTTGCAGACCGCGCAGCAGCAGTTCAGCGCCACGCAGTCCAGCCTCGACCGCGCACAGCAAGAGTCGATGACGCGGCTGGGCAACGATCTGAGTCAAGCCAACGTGAGCAAGACGTTTGCCGCCAACCTGACGCTGCAGACGTCAAGCGCGGTCAATGCAATTCAGGCCGACGGGAACATGACGCCAGAGGCAAAGAAGGTTGCGATTCAAAACGCCATCGACAACGCCAACAACACCATGCAGTGGGGCTCTACGTTCTACAACACCCCCCTGCCGACCATTGCCGGGCCAAGCGGTGGGGCGGGCGTTGTTTCGCCCGGCCCAGGCGCAGGCGGCGGGGCTCCCGCTGCGTCAACTCCACCGCAAACAACACGTCAGCAGGTTCTGGATGCCTACAGGAATACCCCTGGAGCCAACCCCAACCCGACAGACGCTGACATTGCTTACTGGCAGCAGAACGGCCTATCAACATTTGACCGCGCCGTCACCGACTGGCGCACGCAGAACCCTACCGGAGCGGCTGGGATTGACTCAGCCAGATCGGCTGCTGGCTTAGTCAACAGCGTCATACAAGCACCCGTTCAGCCTGCAGCACCTGTAGCACCAGCACCTGCCGCGCAGCCAAACGACCAGTGGGGCCGCTCGCCCGGCGACCCCGATTACGGGGTTGATCCATACGCCAACTACTACGGCAACAACACAGCATGACCAAGATCGTCTGCCGCAAGGCCAAACTTGATGACATCCCCGCGATCGTGGACATCGCGGTGGAGTCGGTGTCGCACGACCCGCTGCCGGTGAAGATCAACCGCGAGGCGATGGCCGACACCGCACGCACCTGCCTGAACCCCGCCCACTTCATGTGGGTCGCGGAGCAGGACGGCAAGGTGGTGGCATCGGTGGCCGCATGCGTGCAGGAATCGTTCTGGTTCAGCAAGCTGCAGTGCTCGGTGCTGCTGTACTACACCCGGGTGCCGGGTGCTGCAATCCCGCTGCTGCGCGAGTTCGCACGGTGGGTCAAGAGCCGCTCTGCCATCAAAGTGGCGGTCATGGAATTGGAGCCCGGCGCAGATCCGCGTCTGGTGAAGTTTTTAAATCGGTTGGGCTTTGCTCGTGAAAGCCTGAACCTGACATACGTTAGGAGTGCAACATGAGCAAGGCAGTCAAGTCGGTGGGCCGTGCGGTCAGCAAGGTCGTCAAGGGCGTGACCAACGCCGTCAAAAAGGTGGCCAGCTCCAAGCTCGGCAAGATTCTGATCACGGCGGCGGCCGTCTACTTCGGTGGTGCGGCGCTGATGGGTGGGATCGGAGGCGCGACCTCTGGTGCCGGGTTCCTGTCGGGGGCGAGCGCGGGGCTATCCAGTGCGGCGTCTGGGATTTCTGGAGCATGGGGTGCGCTGACGGGCACCGGCGGCCTCAGTGGCGCGGCCAGCTCAATCGGCTCTGGTTTCACTGGTGCCTACGGCGCTGGTGCTGCTACGGGTGGCAGTGCTTTGGCAGGTGCCGCAGGAGGTGCGATCACCAACGGCATGTCGCAGGCCCAGATGCTTGCAACGCAGAACGCTGGCATCACCGGAGCCACGCAGGCAACGAACGCCGCTGCGGCCACCGCATTCCCTGCGGCTACCAACGCAGCCACGACCGGCCTCCAACTGGCGTCAGGTGCAGGCAAGGGCTTGGTCGGCGGCATCATGTCCAGCCCCTACACAGCCCCCGCGCTGATCTCCGGCGGCACCCAACTGATTGGCGGTGCCATGCAGGGGTACGGGGCCAAGAAGCAGCAGGACCAGCAGGTCCAGATGGCTGAAGACGAGCGCAAACGCTACAACACCAACGTCGGTACACGCCTCTGGGGCTGAAAGGAAAGATCATGGCAGGACTCATTCAACAACAGATGGCTGGCGCTCCAGCCCCCGAGCAGGCGCAGCCCGCAGCCCCACAGCAGCCGATGCCCGAGCAGGCAATGCCCGAGCAGCAGATGCCTGCGGGCGAGATGGCCGAGGGCGAGGGTCCAGACCCTGACGCCGACCCCGGCTACCAGCAGGCCATGGCGTTCTCCATGGAGGCGCTTTACGGCCAAGAAGCCGCCAAGAACGTGGCCAAGTCGCTGCAGACCGGCGGCGATCCTTCGGAGGCTCTGGCCAACACCGCCTACGAGATCGTGTCCATCGTGGACGAGCGCACCGAGGGCGCGATCCCCGACGAGCTGCTGGTGCTGTTCGCATCCAACATCTTGGAAGAAGTCGCCGAGATCGGCGAGGCCGCTGGCGTGCAGTACCAGCCTTCCGACGTCGCCATGGCGCTCAAGCAAATGATCCTGCGCTTCCTTGGCGAGCAGGGCGTGGACACCACGCAACTGCAGCAGGCGATGGACCAAGTCAATCCTGAAGAGTTCAACCAGCTTCAGGGAGAGGAACAAGAGGTGCCAGCATGAGCGGACTGATCTGGGCCGGTATCGGCAAAGGCATTGCAGACGCGGGCTCCACGTTCGGCAACTACATGGCCAAGGACATTGAGTCCCGCATGCAGTCCGAGCGCGAGGCGCAGCGCGAGGAGCGATTGCTCGCTCGCCAGGAGGCGCTCGACCGCATCAAGGCGGACCGCGAGGAGGCCAAGGCCGAGGCGCTGAAGACCCGCGTGGCCACCGAGGCGGTGCAGGTCGAGAGCCGTGCGGCTGACGCCCCGATCCGCCGTGATGCGGCTGCCGTGTCGAAGCTGGGCTCGCAGGTGGCGGGCGACTCGCCCGTCATGGAGCAGTCCGAGATCGAAGGCGTGATCCGCGAGAACCCGCAGTACCGCGAGGTCTATCGCAAGGCGGGGCTTATCGGTGAAGACAAGATGGACCCGCGCCTGCGTGCGGCCGACGACCAGTCGACTGCAGCTTTGGAGCTGGGCGCTCACTCTTCGGTGATAGACGCCTACGCCAAGAAGCGCAAGGACGTGCTCGACCAGAT